CGGGCGGGCGATTTTTCGCGGCAGTATATAAATAACTATCAACATAAATAATTACCCCCTAAACCATTTCACCCCCCCTTGCTTTAATTAGGTACCATAATGAGGTACCATATTTCACATGGAGAGATTACAAGTGGTTCCTATAACTTTAAAGGAAGCAAATTTATTTGTTGAAAACTTCCATAGACATAATAAAAAAGTACAGGGTGCTAAATTTTGCTTAGGTGCTAGCTACAATGATAAACTTGTTGGAGTTATTATTGTAGGAAGACCAGTTGCTAGAAAGTTAGATGATGGATTTACAGCAGAAGTAACTAGATCATGCGTTTTAGATGACGCTCCAAAAAATACAAATTCATTTTTGTATGGAAAATCTTGGAGAGTTTGGCAACAAATGGGTGGTAAAAGAATGATTACCTATACATTGCAAAAAGAGTCTGGATCTACCATGAAAGCTGTAGGATGGAAAATGATAGGAGAGACTGGCGGTTGGGATAAAGGTAAAGGATGGACAACTAGACCAGGTAGAGAATGGCAACCAGTTACAGGACAACTTAAATTTAGATGGGAAAAGACAGCAAACTAGAACACGTATCAGACGAGGCTCTAAAAGAGATGGTCATGATCAAAAATCGTATTGATCAGCTAGACACCAGCAAAGAATCGAAAAAAGACTTCATAGCCTATGTAAAAAATGTATGGGACGGCTTCATCGAGGGCGAACACCATAGATTGTTTGCTAGAAAGCTAGAAGACGTAGCCAAGGGCAAGACCAAACGCCTAATCGTCAACATGCCACCTCGTCATACTAAGTCTGAATTTGCGTCCGTGTTCTTTCCTAGCTGGATTATGGGCTTGCACCCTGATATGAAGATCATGCAAACGACTCACACCGCCGAACTATCTGCAAGGTTTGGTCGTAAAGTTAGAAATCTCATGGATACAGAGGAATATAAGCAGATATTCGACAAGGTTAGACTCTCTGCTGACAGCAAATCAGCAGGTAGGTGGGAAACCAACCACGGCGGCGAGTATTTTGCCGCAGGAGTGGGTGGTGCTATCACAGGTAGGGGTGCGGATCTGCTGATTATTGACGACCCACACTCTGAACAGGACGCTTTGAGCCCATCTGCCCTAGAATCTGCCTACGAATGGTACACTTCTGGGCCGCGACAGCGTCTGCAACCAGGGGGAATCATAGTTATTGTCATGACAAGGTGGAGTACCCTTGATCTAACTGAGAAACTTATCAAGAGAATGTCTGAAGACCACGCAGATCAGTGGGATATACTAGAATTACCTGCCATTTTAGACAACGGCGAGCCTTTATGGCCAGGTTTCTGGAAAATAGAAGAACTTGAGTCCGTAAAAGCCTCGATTCCTGTAGCAAAATGGAATGCTCAGTACATGCAGAACCCAACTTCTGAGGAAGGTGCCCTGTTAAAACGAGATTGGTGGCAACAATGGGAGCATGACGACCCACCTAACACAACTTACATACTACAATCTTACGATACTGCCTTTAGTTCTAAAGAAACGGCTGACTACTCTGCGATTACTACGTGGGGAGTGTTTCGTCCTAGTGACGGTGCACCAGAATCTATTATTTTGCTCGATGCTAAAAGAGGTCGGTGGGACTTTCCTGAGTTAAAGGCGACAGCTTACGATGAATTTATGTATTGGCAACCAGACATTGTCTTGGTAGAATCACAAGCAAGTGGTACTCCTTTGACGCATGAGTTGAGAATGATGGGAATCCCAGTTGTGAACTATCGTCCAACGAAAGGAAGAGACAAAGTCACTCGAGTGCATTCGGTATCGCCAGTGTTTGAAGCTGGTATGGTCTGGGCTCCAGACACGATCTTCGCAGAAGAGGTGATAGAAGAATGTGCGGCCTTTCCGTATGGAGAGAACGATGATTTTGTAGATTCGACAACACAGGCTATACTAAGATTTCGTCAGGGCAACTTCGTAAGACTTGATTCAGATGAGGAAGACGATGAGCCAGTGCCGAAACAGAGAATATATTATTAGGAGACATGATGGCAAAAGTAAAACACGTTAGCGTTCCTTTAAAAAAAGTCATGAAAAAAGTTATACGAAAAAAGGTAGATAACATGGAGAGAAGAATTTACTCAAAAGAAAACAGATTAGATAAAGATGCTCCATACATAAGTAACAAAACTTATAACAAAGATTCTAAAGAAATAACTGAAATGAAAAAAGAGTTATTGAAGTTTAAAATAAAACACAACATAAAGGATTAGTATGGCAGATGTAGACAAGGCTATTACCTTTGAAGATCAGGTAGAGTTAGGAGTTCGTGATCGTTCAAAAGAAATGGAGATTGAGGTCGAGGAAGAAAATTCTGATCTTGAAGAGTTTGAGCAAATGGAAGACGGTACCATTATGTTTGGTGCTCCCACACCACCTGTAGATGATACTGATTTTTACTCTAACCTAGCAGAACAACTAGAATCCTCTGATCTTAGCACCATTAAGAATGACTTAATGGCTAATGTTGATTCTGACAAAGACTCAAGATCTGATTGGGAAAAGACTTACAGAGAAGGTCTTGAACAGTTAGGTATGAAGTACGAGGAAAGAACACAACCATTCGAGGGTGCTTCTGGAGTTATGCACCCGCTTTTAGCAGAATCCGTTACTCAGTTCCAAGCACAAGCCTACAATGAGTTACTCCCATCTCAAGGGCCTGTAAAAACTCAAGTCTTGGGTATGACAACGGCTGAATCTGAGCAACAAGCATCGAGAGTTCAGGAGTTTATGAACTATCAGCTTATGCAGGTTATGAAAGAGTATGACTCTGAAACAGACCAAATGTTGTTCTACTTGCCGTTATCAGGTTCTGCATTTAGAAAGGTTTATTACGATCAAAACTTAGACAGGGCTGTATCTAAATTCATACCTAGTGAGGACTTAATTGTGCCTTACTCGGCTACTGACTTGCATAGTGCTACGAGGATTACGCATGTAATTGATATGTCGATAAACGATATTAAAAAACTACAACAAATAGGATTTTATCGTGATGTAGATATATCTATGGGTAATATCATGGCGGATGACTATGATGAGATTCAAGAAGAAGTAGATGAATTACAAGGTGTCAGCCCTAACTACAACGATACTGATACTTGTAAAGTACACGAAATACATACTGAATTAGATATACCGGGCTTTGAGGATTTAGATTCAGAGGGCGAACCTACTGAGATCAAATTGCCATACATAGTTACCATTGCTAATGATAAGGTTTTATCTATTCGTAGAAACTACAAAGAAACAGATCAATTAAAAAAACGTATTAACTACTTTGTGCATTATAAGTTCTTACCAGGTCTAGGATTCTATGGCTTTGGATTGACGCACATGATAGGTGGCTTGTCAAAAGCATCTACTTCAATACTAAGACAGTTAATTGATTCAGGTACTTTATCTAACTTACCTGCTGGATTTAAAGCTAGAGGCATACGTATTCGTAACGATGATCAGCCATTACAACCTGGTGAGTTTAGAGACATGGATGCTCCTGGCGGAAGTTTGCGAGACGCTTTCGTACCGTTACCTTTTAAGGAGCCAAGTCAAACCTTACTCTCTCTCCTAGGTATCTTGGTCGACAGTGGAAGGCGTTTCGCTTCGATAGCTGATACACAAGTAGGAGACGGTAATCAAAATGCTCCTGTTGGAACAACCATTGCGTTACTAGAGCGTGGTACTAGAGTGATGAGTGCGATTCACAAAAGATTGCACTCCTCTCAAAGAATTGAGTTTGAAATACTAGCTAAAGTATTTAGTGAGTATTTACCACCTGATTATCCTTACTTTACTGCTAACGGCAACCAACTTATTAAGTCGCAAGACTTTGATGACAGGGTAGATGTCTTACCAGTTTCAGATCCTAATACTTTCTCTATGAGTCAAAGAGTTATGATGGCTCAAGAAATACTTAGAACCGTACAAAGTAATCCTGAGATACATGGCCCAACAGGGTTGCATGAGGCTTACCGAAGAATGTATGGTGCTATGGGTGTGCAGAATATAGAACAGTTATTGCCACCACCACCTCAACCTGTTCCTATGGATCCTGCTAACGAAAATGCAATGTTGATAGCAGGTACACCTGCCCAAGCATTTGCAGGACAAGATCACGATGCACATATTAATTCGCACATGTCCTTGTACGGAACTATGACAGCACAAGCTAACCCTGTGGTTTTATCTTTGATTCAAGCACATATTTATCAGCATGTATCTTTTAGAGCGTCTGAAATAGTGGATGAGCAGAATGCACAAAATCCAGAGTTTCAACAAATGATGCAACAAATACAACAGTTACCACCTGAAGTATCTGATCAGTATATGCAACAGATACAAGATAAGGTTGCAAAAGATATAGCTGCGGTGGTATCGCAACTTACCGAACAGATCAATACTATGTTTATTGCTCCACCACCACCAGTTGATCCATTGGTAGAATTAAGGGATAAAGAACTAGATATTAAAGCTGATGATGTGCAACGTAAACGTGAAGAATTTGCACAAAGACAAGAGTTTGATGCTATGAAGGCTATGGAAAATAACAAACTTGCAGAACAAAGATTGGCAATTCAAAGAGAAATAGCTACAATGAAAGATGATATAGCTAGAGAGCGTATGGATCAAGCCGCACAATTTAAAGCTATGGATATAATGCGAGGATAATTTATGAGTTCAGTTAGACAAAAAGCACAAGCTATACACAAGGCTATGTTAAAACAAGAAGAGGAAATACTAAATGGTAATCAACCGATCATCAATGAAGATGCAAATAACGAAACCGAAGTCAAAGAGACTAAAAAAGAAACGGTCAAAAAAACTTCGACTAAAGCGAAAACTAAAAAGGTAACTAAGTCAGCTCCTAAGAAAAGAGGCAGACCTAAGGGATCTAAAAATAAAAAATAATATAGGAATCACTATGACAAAAGTAAAATCAAGCGTAACTATTAAAGATCAAGGAGAAGTTAAATACTCTACTCCTGAAAAAATACCTAATGCTTCTGCACCACAACCAAAAGGTTATGGCGGTGGCAAATCAAGAGGTGGTCGTGCTGCACTTAGAGGAACTAAGTTTAAAGGCGTATTTTAATGGGATTATTTAGTAAATTAGCTAAGGCAACAAGACAAGGCATACCTGGCAGAGATTCAGGTGGAGGCATGGGATCAGCTATGGCTAGACCTGTTGCACCAAGACCTACACTAATTCAAGGTGGCCCAGCTTATTTTACTCCTGAGGGTTATGTACCCCCTGTTCAACCAGAACAATCTTTTATGCCTACTGATGTTATGCGTGATCCAATAGCAGATATGTTTGCTGCTCAACCACCACAAGTTCGTGGGCCTAGCCTACCAAAAATGCCTCCTCCAGACATTCCTCCAATGCCTCCTATAATGTGTTTTGTAGCAGGAACTAAAATTGATATGGCTGATGGAACTAAAAAAGTTATTGAAAACATCATGGTTGGTGATGAGGTTATGGCACTGAACAATACAACAGATAAAGTATCTTATGTGCATGATATTCCTGAAGACGACAGACAGCTTTGGACAATTAATGACAGAATAACTGCTACTGACGCTCATGCTTTTTTAACTGAAGATGGTTGGAAGTCTAACAATCCAGATTCTTCAAACTTAGTTTATGGTGATTACAATATTAAAGTAACCAAACTAACTAAGGGAGACAAGCTAATAACAAATGAAGGTGTAGAAGAAGTTACAGATCTCAAAAACGAAGAAGCTTTTACAAAAGTATATAACTTTAGCACTGACGCTACGCATACTTACATGGTTGATGGTGTGGTTTCACATAATAAAATGCCACCAAGACCTCCTTTGATTGAAAGAGAAGAACCTCCTATTATGGTAGATAAACCACCCGTTGTAGAAGAACCTCCTATAACTATTGAGGATATAGATGAAATAAGAAGAGGTAGAGGCGGCCCTCGAGGTATGGGTGGCCCTCAAATACAAAGAGCAATAGGTATGGGTGGCGATATGATGCCTCCGATATTAGATCGTAACATGATTGATTATGGCTATGGCCCAGGCATTATGCCACCAACACCAGATATATTTTTGGATGATATGGAAACAAGACCTATGCCATTTAAAGATAATCCTTTTAAAGATAGAGTGTCTGATATGGTGCCTCTGCCTGATATGGTGCCTGTAAGAAAACCATTTGTTCAAGAATTAAGACCACCAATGGGTGATCAAATGTCTATAGATAGATTACCAGCATTACCAGGAAAAGACATGATGCCAATTCGTTTACCTGAGCCAATGCCTATGTTACCTGAGCCCATGCCTATGCCTATGAGACCAAGAATGCCGATGCCCGGACCCATAGAAACACCCCTACCATCATCTCCTATGCCAATGGCACCAATAAATTTACCAAGATTAGAGTTACCACAAACAAATAGAATAGATAGACAAATACCTATGATGCCAAGAATGAGAGGAAGAGGTAGATAGTTTAAAATTAGGAGAGAGCTAATTGGACGGGATAAGACTAGCAGAGTATTTTTTAAAAACTTTGCGAGAAAGAGAGAGAAATGCTGTTGACATTATTGCTAGTGGCAATATAAAATCAATGGAAGATTACAAATATGTTATGGGAGAGTTATCGGCGATTCGCTCCTTACAACAAGATTTAAAAGAAACGCTGCAAATGGATAACAACGATGGTTGATACGATCGCAGAAAAAACACAATTTGAAAAACATAAAGAACAAATTGCACAAGAGAAAGTAGAAGAGTCCTCAGAACTAGACAAAGCTTTCGTAAATTCACAAGAAAGGGTATTAGATCCTAAACTACTAGACAAATCACTACTTGACAGAATGCCTGATCCTGTTGGATGGCGGATACTTGTATTGCCATACAGAGGTAAAGGTCAAACTGAAGGCGGTATTCAGCTAGTTAAAGAAACTATAGACAAAGAAGCTTTAGCTACAGTGATCTGTTATGTTTTAAAGGTAGGCCCTTTAGCTTATAAAGATAATAAATTTGGTCAGTCAAATAAATCTAACACTCCTTGGTGCAAACAAGGTGATTGGATTTTAATTGGCAGATACGCAGGAACTCGTTTTAGATTAGAAGATGAAAACGAAGTTCGTATTATTAACGATGATGAAGTGATTGCAACAATCCTTGATCCAGATGACATAAAATCTTTATAGGAGTAAAGAATGAGCGAAGAAGCATTAAACATAGATGAAACACAAAGCATAGATGTTGAAATAACAGATGAAAAAATAGAAAAGGCAGCCCTTCCTGAAAATAGAAGGGTTGAGGAAGAGGTGCAAGAAAAACCTGTAGAAGTAGAGGTTAGTCAAGAAATAGCACCTGTATCTGAAGATCAAATACAAGAGGACTTTGAAGCCTCGCCTAAAGTAGAAGAAAAGGTAAAAGATCAATCAGATGTAGAAAAAAGAGCAGCGTTAGCCCAAAACAGAATAAACAAAGCTGTAGCACAAGCTAAAGAGTTTCAAAGAAGAGAGCTCATGGCTGTTCAATATGCTAACGAACTTAAAGAACAAAACGAACAATTAAGGCAGTCGCAAAAAACTTTTCAATCTAATTACGGTGATGAGTTTTCAAACAGAGTTGAATCTCAATTAGCTTTGTCAAAACAAGCATTGAAACAAGCTACTGAAGCTGGGGATGCTGAAGGTATAGCTACTGCAACTGAAGCATTAAGCATGGCTACTGCTGATAAAGCTAGACATGAACAGTATCAACAACAGCAAAAACAATACGATGCTCAAGAGCAAGCGTATTTAGAACAAGCTCAACAACAACAGATCTATCAACAAAATCAACCTGTTGAAAATGAATACAATGAACCATCAGACAAAGCTAGAGAATGGGCAAATAAGAATACTTGGTTTGGAAAAGATCAAGTTGCAACCAGTGTTGCCTTTGCAGTTCATAAGCAATTAGAGAACGAAGGCTTTGACACAGAGAGTGATGAGTATTATAGTGAGATAGATAAACGAGTGCGACAAGAGTTGCCTCAAAGATTTAACGTGGAAGCAGACAAGAAACCCGTCCAAACAGTCGCTTCAGCCACACGCAACACATCGACTGGACGCAAACAAAATCGTATCGAGTTGACACCGAGCGAACAAGCACTAGCTAAAAAACTTGGAGTGTCATTTAAAGATTACGCAATACAAAAAGCGAGGTTACAAAAATCATGAGCAAAGACATAGATAATAAAACTGAAGATAACAGAGCTACTAGAAACTCTGACACTAGAGAGACAAACACTAGGCCAAAAGCTTGGAAAATGCCCTCAGCGTTAGAATTACCTGATGAAGCTGTAGAATTAGCTGAATCACAAGGTATTACTTATCGTTGGATCAGAGAGTCTATACTAGGCCAAGATGACAAAACGAATGTCTCAAAGAGATTTCGTGAAGGATTTGCGGTTGTTAGACCAGAAGAATTACCTGGCTATCATGATTTACCTACTGTCGATGATGGTCGTCACGCAGGAGTAATTGGAGTTGGTGGGTTGATACTGTGCAAAATAGATAAAGAAATCGCAGATCAAAGAAATGACTTTTTTGAACAACAAACCAATAATCAAATGTCTGCTGTCGAGAATGACCTAATGCGTGAAGAGAATCCTGCGATGCCAATCTCGAAAGAGATTAAGTCAAGGGTGACTTTTGGTGGAGGAAACAAAGCCTAGCTTTGTGAACTCTGAAATTATAATTATTTTATAGGAGAAACAAAAATGGCAAATCAAGATGCTGCTTTTGGAATGAAGCCTGTAAGAATGATGGGTGGTTCACCTTATACTGGTGGACAAAGTCGTTATAGAATAGCTGCAAACTACGGAACAAGTATCTTTCAAGGAGATATGGTTGCACAAGTAACTGGAGGCGGTGTAGAAGTACACGCTGACGGTGGCACAGTTCCTATTGTTGGAGTATTCAATGGATGTTCTTACACCGATCCTACAACAGGCGAACAAGTATTTAGTAATTACTATCCTGCAAGCACTAACGCTTCAGATATAATTGCTTTCATAATAGACGACCCTAACGTGGTCTTCGAGATACAAGCAGACGACACTTTCCCAGTGGCTGATCTGTTTGGAAACTTTGACATCGTTTACACAAGTTCAGGAAGTACCACAACAGGTATTTCAGGATCTGAGTTAGATGTTGCAACAGGTGCTACAACAGCGGGTTTACCGATTAAGGCGATTGATATTTCAGAAGATCCTGAAAATTCAGACGTTGCTACGGCAAACACCAATGTTTTAGTTGTTATTCAAAATCATATCTGCGGCCAAAAGGGTGCAGGTCTAGCTTAATAAGGAGTAAATTATGGCTATTTCAAGATCGCAATTAGCGAAAGAATTAGAGCCTGGGTTAAATGCTTTATTTGGCATGGAATACAACAGGTACGAACAACAACATGCAGAAATATTTGAGACAGAATCCTCAGATAGAGCATTTGAAGAAGAAACCTTAATAGTAGGTTTCGGTAACGCAAAAGTAAAAACTGAAGGACAAGGCGTGGCATTTGACCAAGCGTCTGAAGGTTTTACTGCAAGGTACTCACATGAGACCATTGCGTTAGCATTTGCACTAACTGAAGAAGCTATCGAAGATAATCTGTATGATAGGCTTGGAGCTCGATACACAAAGGCTCTAGCAAGATCAATGGCACACACAAAGCAAGTAAAAGCTGCGTCTGTGCTTAACAACGCATTCTCATCAAGTTTCACTGGAGGAGATGGCAAGGCACTTGTTGCTACTGATCACCCACTAACAGGTGGTGGTACATTTAGTAACAGACCTAGCACTTATTCAGACTTGAATGAGACTTCATTAGAAGATGCACTTATTTCAGTTTCAACTTTTGTTGATGACAGAAATATGGTTATTGCTTTACAAGGGCAAAAATTAATCATTCCACCACAATTACAATTTGTGGCTGATAGATTATTACAATCACCCGGTAGAGTAAGCACATCAGATAATGATATTAATGCTATTAAAAACATGGGCATGGTACCAGAGGGTTATTCTGTAAATAACTTCTTAACTGATACCGATGCTTGGTATTTAATAACAGATTGTCCTGATGGATTTAAACACTTCGAGAGATCACCTCTTTCAACTTCTATGGAAGGTGACTTTGATACTGGCAATGTCAGATTCAAAGCTAGAGAAAGATACTCATTTGGATTCTCAAATCCAAGAGCAGTGTTTGCATCTCAAGGTGCATAATCTTTGTTGATTATTTAAGGGAGCTTCGGCTCCCTTTTTTTTTGCACAAAACTAATATACAATCAAAAGTCTAGGGTTTATTAACTTGTTCTACAGACTGACCTAGCAGACGAGCCAAGACAGTAGAACTTATTTTTCGGGAGAAAAATTATGGCAAAAAGCACTTTCTCAGGCCCAATACAATCTTTAGCAGGATTTATTTCGGCAGGTAATGCAAACGTAGTTAGCTTAACGGCTGATACCACACTAACAGTAGCTTCTCATGCAGGTAAAATTCTTACTTGTAATGATGCAGATGGTAAATTTACTTTACCTAGTATTGTTTCAACAGACCCTGGAGACAACACAGATCCAAATCAGTTGAATAATTTAGGAGCTTCTTTCTTCTTTGTTGTAGAAACTGCAGCTACAGATATGGATATTCTTACTGATGGAACTGATAAGTTCGTAGGTGGTCTTTATACTGGCGTAGATGATGCAACAGGTAAAACATTTATTTCAGCTTCATCTAATGATGTTATTACTATGAATGGTTCTACCAAAGGCGGATTAGTTGGCAGTATTGTAAAAGTAACTGCTATGGCTTCTGCTAAGTATGCAGTAGAAGGTATTATTTTAGGATCAGGAACTTTAGTAACACCATTTGCTGACGCATAAGGAGTAAATTATGGCAGATGCAGTAACTTCTCAAACCATACAAGATACCGATAGGAAAGCAATTATGCGGTTTACTAATGTCAGTGATGGCACTGGTGAGTCTGCTGTTAAAAAAGTTGATGTTTCAGCTTTAAGTGCTAATTCTGCTGGTGAAGCTTGTACTTCTGTAAGTATTGCAAAAATTTGGTGGATGACTGTTGGTATGAGTGTTAAGTTGGAGTTTGATGCTTCAACTAATGTTCTACTCACGCACATACCTTCAGATGCTACTGGAGATGAATATTATGATTCATTTACAGGTATACCAAATAATGCAGGATCAGGAGTAACTGGTGATATTGACTTCACAACTGTTGGTCATAGTAGTGGCGATGCCTACCATATCATTTTAGAAATGGTAAAAAACTATTAATGAATGGTTGTAAAAAGAAGAAAAACTAAAAATATAAGTAGAACGACTGGTAAGGGCGGTAACTTCCGCCCTACCAAGTCTGGTGCAGGCATGACTAAAAAGGGTGTGCGTGCTTACAGAAAAGCTAATCCTGGTAGTAAACTTAAAACAGCAGTAACAGGCAAAGTTAAAAAAGGTAGCAAGGCTGCAAAAAGAAGAAAGTCTTATTGTGCTAGATCAGCAGGACAATTAAAGCGTAGCTCTGCTAAAACAAGAAACAATCCTAATTCAAGAATTAGGCAAGCAAGAAGAAGATGGAAGTGTTAAATGGCTAAAGCAAAAAGTGGTGGTAAAATATGTCCAGCAGGTAAAGCTTGGGCAAAAAGAACTTTTGATACATACCCTTCAGCTTATGCAAATATGGCTGCATCTAAATATTGCAAAGATCCTAACTATGCTAAAGGATCAAAAAAGAAAACAAAGAAAATGAAAAACGGTGGACTTGTTGGAATGAGGGGACAAGGCATTGTTATGAAAGAAAGACTTAGATAATGGGACAATTAGCTGAGTGGAGAAGACAAAACTGGGTGCGTATAGGCACAGACGGTTCTATCAAAGGCCCGTGTGGTACAAGCAAAGATAAAAAAAATCCAGATCGCTGTTTACCAAAATCAAAAGCACAAAGCCTAAGCAAGGCAGAAAGAGCAAAAACTGCAAGGAAGAAAAAAGCAGCAGGATCAAAAGGAAAGACTGTTGTTGCTAATACTAAAAAAGCCACAGTTAAATTAAAAAAAGGTGGAGAGGTTAGAAAAATTGCAAGAGGTTGTGGTAAAGTAATGAGCAACAGAAGAAAGAAAACTAAATATTCATAGGAGCAAATAGTGTCTAATAAAAAAACGAAAAGTAAAAAAACAAAAAGATATACGCCTAAAGAAATAACCAAAATTGTTCAAGAAGCAGGCAAAGAAGCAAACAGATCAAGGGCTTACAAAAAAATGGGTTTAGATCCTAATTTTGAGTATGCTATTGATATAACAAAATCTGGTCATTCTAGGTTACAACCCATAAAAAAAAGGAAAAAATAATGTATAAAAAAACTAAAGGATACGCTAAAGGCGGTATGGTTAAAGGCACTAAATACATGGCTAAAGGTGGTGCGGCTAAAGGAACCAAATACATGGCTAAGGGCGGTGCTGCAAAGGGCACTAAATACATGGCAAAAGGCGGTGCCATGAAAGGAACTAAATATATGGCTAAAGGTGGAAAGGTATAACAACCTTTTTACTAAAACAAAGGAGAGAGCGTTTTGTCATATTTGATTTCAAATATACCTCAGTTTAAATGCTGGGTAAGAAAAGAGTTTACAGCTAATCACAGCAATTATCACGGAGAGTATCTACATGCTCTAGCTATTGCTGTTAATACTATTCCAGATAGATCATTAAGTTTTCAAGTAGTCTTTACAGGTTGCGAAATAGATAATGAAGAAGATGCACCCAATGTTCATGGCGGTGCTATGTGGGCAAGAATGCCTATTCAAGCCTTAGTTGCAGACATACCATTACAAGATTGGCCAACTCCTATGGAAGATCATTTAGCTCAACCTTGGGATTGTCTTAGTCACCATCATTCTGTTGTTACCATGGATAGAGTTAGTTCATCACCTTGGCTTTGTAAGATAGGTGGAGACTTCCATACAGGTAAATATTTGTTTACAGTAGATTATACAGAAAATTCAATAGCTGATGATTCTGCTCAACATAAGCAGTCACATGTGTTATATTTAACAGATGCTGGTGAATATACTGGTAACTTTGTGGCTTTACCCAATAATAGAGTAAGAGCAACAAACCCTGCTTTATGGCGTGTTGGAGAAGGAGCACCAGACTTTATGCCTTCACAATGGATACATTCAGCAGAACAACATGAGAGTTATATGGATCCGAACATAACATTTAACAATCTATATGCTCCAGAGGAAGATTAAATGGCAACATCAAGTAGTACAAATTTTGAACCAGATGTAACTGAGTTTGTTGAAGAAGCCTTTGAAAGGTGTGGGCTAGAACTTAGAACAGGTTATGATCTTAAAACAGCAAAACGATCTATAAATCTTATGTTAGCTGAATGGGCTAACCGTGGTCTTAATCAGTGGACTATAGAACAAGCAACTCAAACAGTAACTAAAGGGACTAATCAATATACTTTAAACTCTAATGTTATTGATATATTAGATTGTTCATTAAGAAGAGATACTGATGGAACAAATCTTGATCTGCAAATGACAAAAATTAGCAGAAGTGAATTTTTAAATATTCCAACTAAATCTACTCAAGCTAGACCTAATCAATTCTTTTTAGATAAGCAGGTTAGTCCTGTTTTAAATATATGGCCAACACCAGAGAATAGCACTGATGTGTTGGTATTTAACAAGTTGGTAAGAATGGATGATGCTGATACAGCAACCAACACTATGGATATGCCGTTTAGATTTTACCCTTGTTTCGCAGCAGGTCTTGCTTATTACATAGCTATTAAAAAAGCACCAGATAGAGTGGTTATGCTAAAACAAATGTACGAAGACGAGTTTGAAAGAGCCATGTCTCAAGACGAAGATACTGCTTCTTTTAGAATATCTCCTTACTTAAGAAACGGATACTAATATGGCATACGCTACTGGTAAATACGCAATAGCACTTTGCGATAGATGTGGTTTTGAATACAAACTATCTCAACTAAGAGAAGAATGGAACGGAACAAAAACTTGTAGAGACTGCTTTGATCCAAAACATCCACAACTTGAGCCATTGCCACACGTTTCTGATCCTGAAGCTTTATATAAACCTAGACCTAATAATGATTTAGAAATAGGTGAAGGAGTAGTTTATACTAATGATAGTGATACTAACTCATCTATGACTGCTGATCCGATAGGATCTAAAATATTAGGTTATGAAATGACAGGTTCACTTGGCGAGGTTACAATAACAGTATGACATTAGCAGAGTTAAAAACATTAATACAAAATTACACACAAAATACAGAAACTACTTTTGTAGCAACACTTGATGACTTTATTAAAAACGCTGAAGAAAGAATATTTGAATTAGTACAGTTTGATTTCTTTCGTAAAAATGTAACAGGCACACTAACATCAGGTAATACTTATCTAACAACTCCTACAGACTATCAAACAAGTTTTTCTTTAGCAGTTATAGACGGCAACGGAGATTATCATTATTTAGATAAAAAACATCCATCATTTATGCGTGAATACTCTGTTGATCCAACTGATTCAACCTTAAGAGGTTTACCAAAATATTATGGAGAATTTGATAAAGAACTATCTACAGCTTCAAACAATGGCTCTACGATTATTGTAGCTCCAGTACCAGACTCAAATTACAATGTTGAGTTACATTATCTATACAAACCAAATTCTTTAGTTACAGATACTACAGGCACCTGGTTATCTAGCAATGCTAGAAACGCTTTATTATATGGAAGTCTAGTTGAGTCATATATATTTATGAAAGGTGAAAATGATTTATTACAGCAATACGAGCAACGCTTTGCAGGTGAAATAAATAGATTGAAAAATCTTGCAGAAGCTCGCGGAAGGAGAGATGAATACCGTTACGATTCTTTGAGGTCAACGGTATCGTAAAATAAATGAAACAAATTAAAAGTCTGAAAGGCAAAACAGTTGCCATAGTAGGTATGGGTAAAAGCTGGTTTGATTACAATTTAGCTAAATCACACGGAGTACATTTTGACGAAGTATGGGCTATAAATGGCGTAGCATCAGTTATATACCACGATAGAGTATTTATGATGGATCCTGCGTCTAGGTTTTTAGATACAGATGATGCAGGCGGTCAAACTGAAAGCATGGCTAAAATGTTACAAGAACATAAAGGCCCTATTTATACATGTGAGTTAGATAAAAGATGTCCAGGTTTAATTGAGTATCCTTTACAAAAAGTTATCAGATCAACTAACTGTCATTACTTAAACAACACGGTAGCCTACGCTGTAGCTTTTGCATATTGGAATGAAGTTAAAACAATAAAAATGTTTGGCATAGATTTTTCTTACAAAGAAAATTTACATTTTGCTGAAGCTGGTAGAGCTTGTGTAGAGTTTTGGTTAAGCAAATGTATGTCAAATAATATTCAAGTTGAAGTAGCTAAAAGCTCACCACTTCTTGATACAAACGTAATACCAAACGAAAAGTTGTATGGCTATCATAGGTTAGATGATCCTTACATTGTATTATCAACAGAAGATGGATTAAGTATAAAAAAAGTAAGCGATCTAAATATGATGGATAGTATACAAAAGCCTACGCTAATAGACCGTAACGACTCACATTTAAAACCACCTGAGCCAAACAAATGGTAGATAAAATAACACCAGCAGCCATGCCTGGATTAGGGCTTATAGAAGCTAAAACAAGTAATTATGGCGGACATCCTCCTGAGTTTTGGGCAGAGAGATTAACAGAAAAAATAGTAAGTACAAGTGACAGTGAGGATCCATATATTAAAGAACAAGCAAGAGCATACAGAGATATGATTTATAAGGTATGTTTGATTTATATAGAAAATGCGTTAAAATCTTACAAAGCAACTTTGATACAGGATTTATCTGGTCAAGGAAGTGAAAATATAGCAAAAATAATTAAAGGTATTTAATATGGCCATTACATCAACATTAACTACAAGTTTTAAAACAGAACTATTAACAGCAACGCACAATTTTGCAACAAATGGTAATGCTTTTAAACTTGCTCTCTATACAAGTTCTGCCACCATGGGAGCGACTACAACTGCTTATTCAACTTCACAAGAAGTTAGTGGTACTAACTACACAGCAGGTGGATCAGCTTTAACTAAAGTTGCACCAACAAGCGGTGGCACTACAGGATTTACTGATTTTGCTGACTTAACATTTGGCACAGCTACAGTAACAGCTAGAGGTTGTCTGATCTATAATGATACAAATAGTGATAAATCTGTAGCTACTATAGACTTTGGTGGAGATAAAACATCTACAGCAGGTGATTTCACTATTGTCTTCCCAGCAGCAGCAGCAAGTACAGCTATTATAAGAATAGCTTAATAAATGGCTGGCTGGGGTCGTGCTGGCTGGGGTATTGGCCCTTGGGGTCAACCCGCAGGCGTATCAGTAGATGTAACAGGTCAATCAGCTACAAGTGCACTAGGCACTATTTCTGTAGTAGCCAAAGCTGACGTTACTCCTTCATCACAAGTTGGCACAACAGCAGTAGGCACGCTTACTTTTAATTGTAAAGCTAATTTAACTCTTACAGGACAATCATCTACAAGTGCTCTTGGCACAGCTACGGTTGTAGCAAAAGCAAATCAAACACTTTCATCTCAAGTTGGTACTAGTGCATTAGGCACCATATCTACAGTTGCTAAAGCAAACATAGTACCAACAG